TGACAGGACAAGAGACGAACATAGAGACTTGGACGGTCAGACTATCCCGATGGATGAGAATTTCACCGATTTTACAGGCGGAAATGGTCCAGGACCAGGACAGATGGGAACTGCTGCCAGCGATATAAATTGCAGGTGCGATCTGACATATGAAGTCGAAGGCGTGGCACATGATTTCAGACGAGTAAGAGGTGAGGGAGTAGTGCCGTATGTTACCTATTCACAATGGGCGGCAGCGAAAGAAATAAAAGTTAGCTGAAAGGAGAGGGAATGGCACTTATAATATCAAGCATACAGATATTTTTTGACGAAAGTGATGATGATCAGATGCGAGACAGTCTGACAAAGTCCATGACAACACAGAATTTTCAGAAGATCGCAGAGGTAAAGAACGACAGGAAAGAGATAATAGCATTGACGTTTCAAGGACATCCGCAACTTTTAGGGGTGTCAAGGAAACCGATGATCGGAAGCAATGTATTGGCTGACAACCTTGTCAAGTTCGATCCGGCAGGAGGCTTGAAATGACCTGCTGTATTTGTCACTTGGAAGGTGCAATAGACTATGAACACATAAAGTCTGGAGACAATGACTTATGGGAAGTGGCGGTATTTAAAATCATACTGCGGAACAGAGGGCTTGACAATGTGCTTTTAAGTATCATATTCAATCATCTGGGTTATAGGTTTGACAGGGCAGACGGTTATATATGCGGATCTTGTAGGGTCAGGATAAATAACGTCATAACGAAGTTTTATCAGCCAATAAAGCAATTGATAAACAAAGAATTCACGAGGTGATCTATGGTAGCAGCATTGATATGCGCAAGAGGCGGAAGCAAGAGGATTTACAGAAAGAACGTACAGATGTGCGCCGGAATGAAGCTTATTGAATATCCGATAACAGAAGCAAAAAAGTGTCCGTTCATTGACAAGATTTATGTATCTACAGACGATCCCGAAATAGCACAGATAGCGGAGTCGCACGATGCAATTGTAATAAACAGACCGTTTCAGCTTATAACGGATTTTGCGAGTTCTGGAGCAGTGAGCTATCACGCTTATCGGGAAATATCAAAACAAATAGACTTGGATTTTATTGTGAACTTATGGGCAACTTCTCCATGCCTGAGATCAGCAAGCCTTATAAGCGCATATAAAAAGATCAAGGATTTTCCAACAGCGAATGTGATAAGCGCAGTATACAAACTGACTAAATCGTCAAGTCTGAACAACTATTATGCTATGACTCCGCAGAATGTCTTAATGACGTTGTTTCCGGCAACACCGCAGGGAGTGAACGTGTATACGACCAATAACCTTGCAAGCGTATACTATGCGTGCGGGGCTTTCTCAATACAACGGATTGGCGAGATAGAAAAGACTGTATTTGCAGACACGAAAGACATCGAAGAAAACGATAATCCGGTAGATGTAAATAACGATTACGCGCGGGCGTGGGCGAAGGTGCTTTTAAAAAGGTCGGAGGATTTTACAAACACAGGACTCGGAGAAGAAATAGACGAATACGCAGGTCAAGACATCAATTATCCTGAAGATTTAAAGATGGCAGAAGCAATATTAAGGTTCAGGGGTCAGGGAAAATAAAAAAGAGAGGGAATTGAACGATGGAAGAATTTAAAATGCCGGAAGAAATGACTATCGAGGAAAGACCGGAAGAAGTAACAGCCGCAAGCGTAATACTCGGAGAAGTCAAGACGCAGGAAGAGAAAGTAAAAGAATGGCTTGATGAAGTCTATGCGACCAAACTTAAGCAAAGACCTGGAATCGGTGTTGTGAACGAAGGTGTGATAGACGATGAGTATCTGGCAAAGGTCAAGGCAAGGGCAGCGCAGACGATACTTGAAAACATAACAAAACTGTATAAGACGAAAGTCAAGAAAGTTGCTATTGTCGGTACTGCAATGAGTTACAAAGAAGCGCCATACGGTGATCCGTCATGGGAGATATGGGGTCTTAACGATCACTGGAACCTGTTGCCCAGAGCGACAAGGTGGTTTGAATCTCAGTCAGAAGAACACTGCGCCGCGACCAACTGCACGAACGGAACAGGACTTCCGCGCATGGAATGGTACAGAAAAGCTCCTATTCCTGTTTATATGCCTGATCATTACGCATCAGCTCCGATGTCTATTAAGTATCCGTTAAGGGAGATTCAGGCGTGGTTGTCAGAAGTAGACCCTCAGGGATTCAACTATTTCACGAACACTGTTTCTTTCATGATCGCGCTTGCGTTGTATGAAGGATTCGACATTATACATCTGTTCGGTGTAGATATGGCAGTGGGTTGCCTCTCGCCTGAAACAAAAGTTCTGACTGCTGATTTAAGGTGGGTAAGGTCTGATTCTGTTAAAGTTGGAGATGAACTAATGGGATTTGATGAAGAATCAAAATCTGGAAACGGCAAAACAAGGAAATGGCGCAAAACGATTGTAACAAAAACGGAACCAATTACAAGACCGTGTTATGAGATTAATCTTGAAGATGGCACAAAATTTATTGCATCATCAAAACATGGATGGTTGACACATGGAGAAAATGAAAATCGTTGGAAAACCACAGAGGAATTAATTACAAAACATCACGTAAATGGCAGACCAACAAGAATTCTCAAAATGATTGAACCGTGGGAAACTGAAAACTCAAGAGATATGGGATATCTGGCGGGAGCGTTTGACGGAGAGGGCAGTTTTTCACAAAGAGCACGAACCGATGTAAAAGGATGTTTCCATTATGCTTTGAATTTTTCACAGAAAAATAATGAAATGAAACAAAAGGTGTTTGAATTGTTAGATAAGTACAAATTCAAATATACTTTAAATGACGTTAATCAAAGCGATGTCCAACAGGTGAATATTAAAGGTGGCAAAGCGGAAGTAATGAGATTTTTGGGGATGATAAGACCGTATAGATTATTGCCAAAATTCAATCCCGAAACAATGGGAGAATTCCAAAGAGCAAAAAATGTTGCCGTAATAAACACCAAATTTATCGGAGAACAATCAGTGATCGGTATGGAGACAGACACAAAAACATTCATAGCAGAAGGGTTTGCTTCTCATAATTCGGAGTACGAAAAACAAAGACCTTCGTGCGAATTCTTTCTTGGCATAGCCAAAGGGCTGAAAGTCGAACTGTACATACCTGAACAAGCGGATCTTTTAAAGTGCATGGAACGGTATGGAATGAGACAACCCGGCGAAGAGCATAAAAAAGATGCATTCATGAAAAAAATGGATGACCGCAGAGAGTACCAGAGATCGCAGTTAAAGAAATGCGAAGAGCAGATCAAGCAAAGACAGGATGATATACAAAGACTTTCTGCGACAATGTTTAAGTATCAAGGCAGCCTTGAAGATGTAGACCAGACGTTGAAGGTATGGGGGCAGATATGAACGAGGATCTGAGATGTCCGCATGACGGAAGGCTTTTGATGAAGTCTTTTGACATGCCGATAGAGATCGCAAGCACTGGTGCTTTAATAGTCGGCGGAGTATTGGAGATAAAATGCCCACGATGTAAAAGGGTAACAGTGTTTACAGTTGCTGATGAAAACGCCCACTTGACAAGCAATTTAAACGTGGTATAATCGTAATTAATTAAATCAGAGCGCCCTTGAGCGCCAATACTAACCTTTTAAAATTAGGTTTTAGTGTTTGGCGCTTTTTTTGTTGCAAATAAAATTAAACTGTCAGGCGAGGACTGGCAGGGTAAAGGAGAGAAACATGGAACTGAAAGAGGTGCAGGAGTTTTTAAAGACAAACGCAGATAAGCCAGAAGTAAAAGATTACGTCAAGGGGTTTATAACACCTGACGGAGTCGCAGGGTTTATCGAAACAGATGAAGGCAAAAAGGTTATCCAGCCGAAACTGGACGGACATTTTACAAAGTCACTGGAGACTTGGAAAACCAACAATCTGCAAAAGATGATCGACGAGGAAGTCGGGAAAGAAGTCTCGAAAAGGTATCCGGCAGAAACGCCGGAACAGAAAAGACTTAAACAGCTTGAAACGGACCTTGAAAGAGAAAAGACAAGCAGGGTGAAATCGGAACTCAAAATGACTGCTATTACCGAAGCGACACAAAAGGGTCTGCCTGTGGAACTGGTAGACTATTTCGTGGGGCAGGATATAGACAGCACGAAGAACAACCTGTCTTTACTTGAAAAAACCATTAAAGACGCACAAAAGAAATGGACTGACGAGATATTTAAAAAGTACGGAAGAAAACCCGAAGGACCGGAACCCGGATCCGAAGGACTGTTTACAAAAGAAGAAGTGTCGAAGATGACACAGGCAGAAGTCATAAAAAACATAGACAAGATCAGAAAGTCACAAGCAATATGGTAAATCAAACAAGAAGGTGGTGGAAATAAATGTCATTATCAAATTTTATACCGACAATTTGGGCAGCAGAGATCCTCAAGACGTTTGAAAGAAGTCATGTGTTCGCTTCTCTTTGCAACAGGGATTATGAGGGTGAGATCACAGGCGCGGGAGATACAGTCAAGATCTCCAGCATAGGCGACATCAAGATAGCGTCTTATACGAAAAACTCAACATCGATCACGCCGGAAGAGCTTCAGACAGCTCAAACCGTGCTGTTGATCGATCAGGCGAAGTATTTCGCATTCAAGGTCGATGATGTTGATAAGGCGCAGGCAAATGTGAATGTCATGACAAGGGCAATGCAGAAAGCGGCTTACGGACTGTCAGACACAGCAGACGCAGCGATCGCTTTGATGTATTCGTCTGCGGCTCATACCGTAACAGACGCAACATGCGACAGCGCGCTTATATTCAACACTCTGGCAACGGCAAGACAGTATCTGGATGAAGAGAATGTACCCAAAGAAGGACGCTGGATCGTGCTTCCTCCGTGGGTCATTACCAAACTGATACTCGGAAAGCTCTTGAACACCGAAGGAACTGTCAACGCCGAAGGCGAACTGACAAACGGCAGAGTCGGCAGGATGATGGGGTTCGATGTTTACGAATCCAATAACCTGTATCAGACAGGAACAGCTCCTGACTATACGACTCATGCAATGGCAGGTCAAAGAGACGCTATCAGCTATGCAGAACAGATCGTAAGCGTTGAAGCATACAGACCGGAATCATCTTTCTCGGATGCTGTAAAAGGGCTTCATGTTTACGGATTCAAAGTCATTCAGCCTAAAGCTCTTGTAGCTCTGACACTGACATACTCGGCAGAAACAACCTAACCGGCAGTAATGCCGAAGCAGTAATTTATTTAATCGAAAAGGAAGTGAGATAAATGGCTACAGCTTTAACACCAGCAACAATGGTAAGAGACTCATACGTGGAATTTTCTCCGACAGCATGGTCTACTGTCGGCGGATCTTTCACATTCAACCAGGAACGCGACGATAAATATTATATTTATTGCGAGATCACATCAACAACTGACGCAGACTTCGCAACATTCACGGTCAGCGCAGGTTCAACAAAAATTGCATGGAGAAGGGATCTCGGCACTCTTGCAGTTACACTGACATCGACCGGAGCAACGACTCCTTACAGAGCGTTGATAGGACCTCTGGAATCTTCAAGATTTATAGGTTCGACCGGAACGATCACAGTCACGATCACATCAAGCGCAGACACATCAATGAGCGGATTTATCGGCGTAGCAAAAATGCCTTTCGTATAAGAGGTGAACTATGGGTGAATCATATGGCTTGAATCGGGCCGTACAACAGATTTTAACAAAAGTGGGTGATCTATCTCCGGCAAGTGCGACTGACATAGATGCATTAACAAGTCAGGTTGCTTTAATGATGCCGGACATAGAAGAGATTCGTAGCGACATTGATTCCTTATCAAGCATGATTTCTGCCGTCAAGTCGGGAGCCAGGATCCAAACACATCCTAAACTCTCGACTGACGACATTAAGTTTGCAAGACTGACAGGAACGTCTACCGGAGTAGTGACTTATGAGGTTACATCTACAACCGGATTATGGTCGCTTCTGGAAGTCAGGGCGCATCTGTCAGCAGTAGGCGCGGCAGGAACGCTTGACGTAGTACTTGACAACGGAGCAGTGGCAACCGTGTATGACATCAAACTATTGTCAGAGCCATTGACGACAGTTACAGACGTTTACTGGCAGCCGGACAGGGATATTTATTTAAACGCAGCGGATCATCTTGATATAACATGGACTTCTCCGACAACAG